GGCGTTGCCGAACCACCGGCAGCACCTGCTCAATAATAAATAAAGTATGCTTCTACGTGAATTCTTTTATTTCAATGATAACACCAACGACTTTGCCGTTGACCGTCGCTATGACAATAGCAATGATAAATCGGTATTAAAGCGCGGTGATTCAAGAAAAACCAAACTAACTTTACGTCAAATCAATCAACTTCGTATGCAAGCCGAAGCGCATGAATATGAAAGAGAAAGTGAACTAGAGTTTGTAAAACAAATGTACGGAACACCAGTTGAAGCACCAGCAGCCGAGTAACCCTGCATTCGTACTTGGAAACGGAACTAGCAGGCTTTCATTAAATCATAATAATTTGCTAGATAAAGGCACGGTATATGCGTGTAATGCCATGTATCGCGAATTTGAACCTCACTATCTTATAGCAGTTGACGTTAAAATGGTCAACGAAATTGTAGCATCTGGCTATCACAAATCACACAGCGTATGGACTAATCCTAATAAAGGAGTAGCCACTAAGCATTATGTAAACTTTTTTAATCCTCATAAAGGGTGGAGTTCTGGACCAACAGCATTATGGTTTGCCTGCGGCCACGGACACAGAGAAATCTATATCTTTGGTTTTGATTATGCAGGTCAAAACGGAAGATTTAATAATGTTTACGCAGATACCTATAACTATAAAAAGAGTTGTGATGTAGCAACTTTTCACGGAAACTGGCTTAGCCAAACAGAAAAAACCATACGTGAATACAAGCATACTAAGTTCTATAGAGTAATAAATCCCGGAGACTTTATACCAGATCAACTGGGTATACAACTACAAAATCTCAAACACATTACCTATGATGAGTTCTCGAATAGATTTCCAGATTGTGTGAAATCTGTTGAAAATCATCAAAAAACAACCGTTTGAGCCTCTTTTTTAATCTACGCAGTAAATAAAGCACAGCCTACCATCTTGAGGAGAAAATAACATGGCAGACAAATCATTGATCGAGCAAATGCTCGAGCGTTTGGTCAACGAAGACCAAGCCAAAGCAGAAGAACTATTCCACGAGTATGTTGTTGCAAAATCTCGTGAAATCTATGAAGAACTAATCGAATCTGAAATCTCTGAAGAAGAAGACAAAGACGAAGACGACGAGGAAGTTGACGAAGCAGCCAAGGACGAGGATGCTGAGGACGACAAAGTCGACGAGGCTTCTGATGAAGACAAAGACGACGAACAAATGGACGAAGAGTTTGAAGAAATCTCTTTAGAAGGCGACGATGAAATGGATCTAGAACCAGGTGATCCTACCGACGACCTCGCTGGCGAAATGGGCGACGAAGAAGGTGACGAAATGGGCGAGAAGAGTGAAGAAGAACTTTTCCAAGACCTAGACGCTATCGTTGATGAATTACAAGCCAAGTTCGACGAACTAAAAGGCGACGAAGGCGGTGAAGGTGACGAAATGGGCATGGGTGGTGATGACGAGATGAAAGATGCTCTAGAGCCAGAACTAGCCACAGTGCGTGAATATGTAGAAAAAGTTGCCCCAGCAAAGATGGGCGACAACGGTGCAAATGCTAAGTCCGTAGTTGCAGGTAAGAATGACATGGGCGGTACAACTGCTAACATTCTAAGCGGACGTAACGGTGCTGATGCTGGCACAGTTGGTGCAGGTAGCAAGATTAAAGGTTCTGCTCTAAACGATCAGAATCCAAAAGAAGATAATGCTGGTAATATCAATGTTCCAGGCGGCAAAGCAGGTAATGCTTTCAGCAAGAAAGAACCAGGTCATGGCGCAGAGAAAGCCGGTGCCAAAGAATCTGCAGATAACAAGCAAAGTCTTTTCCGTGGTCGTAGATAATAGGACACAATGGTGAAAAACTACCTATCAGAACATTTGAGTTTCGATCAGGCCAAGATTGTATTGGAGAGCGAAGAAGGACAGGGCGGCAATAAAACGCTGCACCTGAACGGTATCTGTATCCAAGGTGATATCAGAAATCAAAACCAACGTGTTTATTCTTCTCAAGAAATTGGCAGGGCTGTCAAAACGCTCAACGAACAGATCGCTGGTGGTTATTCAGTTCTAGGCGAAGTCGATCACCCGCAGGATTTAAAAATCAACTTAGATCGTGTTTCACACATGATTACTAAGATGTGGATGGATGGTCCTAACGGCTACGGAAAACTTAAAATCCTCCCGACACCTATGGGCAAGTTAATTGAGACTATGCTCACGTCGGGAGTTAAGTTGGGTGTAAGCAGTAGGGGTTCAGGCGAAGTTGACAACAGTGGTAATGTGCGTGATTTTGAAATCATTACAGTAGACGTTGTTGCACAGCCTTCCGCTCCTGGCGCTTATCCAACACCAATATATGAACACTTGATGAATCAAGCAGGTGGATATAAGGCATTAAGAATAGCACAAGAAGTTCAAGGCGATACAAAGGCACAGAAATACATAGCAGAGAGCCTGAAACGGATTATTTCAGGTCTCAACTAAAAAGGAGAATCACATGCTAGATTTCGTTAAACAGTTGTTTGAAAACAATGTGATTTCCGAGGAAATGAAATCGGAGATTGAATCTGCTTGGCAAGGTAAGATTCAAGAAAACCGCGATCAAGTTACTGCCGAACTACGTGAAGAATTTGCACAGAAATACGAGCACGACAAGACAGCAATGGTGGAAGCCGTTGAATCAATGTTAGCAGATCGTTTGCATTCAGAGTTATCTGAACTAGCAGAAGATCGTCAGGGCCTCATTGAAGCCCGTGCAAAATATGCCAAGAAAATGAAAGATGATTCAAAAGCAATGGAAGCATTTGTTTTGAATAATCTTAAAAAAGAACTTGCAGAACTACACGAAGATCGTAAGGCAGTTGCCGGCAATGTTACAAAATTAGAATCTTTTATCGTGGATGCACTAGCGAAAGAAATCGCAGAATTCCACACTGATAAGAAAGACCTAGCCGAGACTAAAGTACGTTTAGTACGTGAATCCAAGGCTAAGTTTGAACAGGTTAAGAAAGATTTTGTTGCACGTTCAGCAAAAATCATTGAAGAAACAGTCGCAAAAGGACTACGTTCTGAGATGACACAACTACGTGAAGACATTGAAGCAGCTCGTAAGAATGACTTCGGTCGCAGAATTTTTGAAAGTTTTGCCAGCGAATACGCTGCGTCTCATCTAAATGAGAAATCTGAAACTGTAAAACTTCTACAAGTTGTTAAGACTAGAGAAGCAGAATTAGAAGAAGCAGCAAAAGTTGTTGCAGAAACACAAAAACTAGTAGAAAGTCGTGAACAAGAAATCCGTGTTATGAAAGACATGGCTTCTCGCAAAGAAGTAATGAATGAATTGCTAGGTCCTTTAACAGGCGACAAGCGTTCAGTTATGAAAGAATTGCTAGAATCTGTTCAGACAGAAAAACTACGTGGCTCTTTCGACAAGTATCTACCAGCCGTAATGGATGGTGGCGTACCGGCGAAGAAAGCACTCACAGAGGCTAAAGAAATTACAGGCGATAAACAGGCACTATCAATCGGCGGAGAGGAAAAAACCGCTGAAATTTTTGACATCCGCAGGCTTGCGGGACTTAAAGTTTAAGGAGAACTATATGTCACAACTACTCGAGTCACGCTGGTCGGAAACCAAAGAGGCACTATTAGAAGGCCTACAAGGTACTAAGCGTTCAGTAATGGCAACTACTCTTGAGAATACCCGCAAGTATCTCGCAGAAAGTGCTACTGCTGGTGCTACATCCGCCGGTAACGTTGCAACCCTAAATCGTGTGATCCTTCCAGTGATCAGACGTGTAATGCCAACAGTCATTGCTAATGAACTAGTTGGTGTACAACCATTAACTGGCCCAGTTGGTCAGATCCACACTCTACGTGTTCGTTATGCTGATACATTCAGCGGCAGCACAGGTGGTTCTACCACAGCAGGTGAAGAGGCACTAAGCCCATTCAAAATTGCAGAAGGCTATTCTGGTGTTTCGCCAGGTAAAGCCGATGCTACTGCTGCTAAAGAAGGTGTCGCAGGTAACAAACTGAACATTCAAATCTTGAAGCAAACAGTTGAAGCCAAGACACGTAAATTGTCTGCACGTTGGACATTTGAAGCAGCACAAGATGCACAAGCACAACAAGGTATCGACATCGAAGCAGAAATCATGGCTGCTCTAGCACAAGAAATTACTGCTGAAATCGATCAAGAAGTCCTACGTAGCTTGGCAACTCTTGCAGGTACACAAAACCAGATCGCTTACGATCAGGCTACTGTATCTGGTACAGCAACATTCGTTGGTGACGAACACGCAGCATTAGCGGTTGCTATCAACCGTGTTGCTAACGTGATCGCTCAGCGTACACGTCGTGGTGCTGGTAACTATGCAGTTGTTAGCCCATTGGCATTGACAATTCTTCAAAGTGCTACAACTTCTGCGTTCGCAAGAACAACAGAAGGCACATTCGAAGCACCTACAAACACTAAGTTTGTTGGTACATTGAACAGCGCAATGAAGATCTATGTTAATACATACGCAGAGAACGATACAGTTCTAGTTGGTTACAAAGGTTCTAGCGAATCTGATGCAGCAGCATTCTATTGCCCATACATTCCATTGATGAGCAGTGGTGTTGTGTTAGATCCATCAACATTTGAGCCAGTAGTTAGTTTCATGACACGTTATGGATATGTTGAGTTAACAAACACAGCATCATCTCTAGGTAACGCGGCTGACTACCTAGGTACTGTAACTGTTGCTAACAGTTCATTCACCTAATCAAAGGTACAAACATTTTATAATGTTTCAAAAAGCCCCGCAAGGGGCTTTTTGTTTGGCTTAAATATCTACATGAAAATAGAAAGCGACAAAGATTTTCCAGAATTAAGAAAACAATTTAATCTGTGGAGAAAACGATTTCCTATGTTCACACATGATGTCTATGCTATAGAAAAAATCATAGAACAACACATCGTAAAATACAGCAATCATCTAGTCAACTATAGACAAACACATAGCAGATCTTATCTAGAACAAGCACAAAAAGAAATAGATGAGATAAACAGAGTCCTTGGCACAGTTGGAAAATTGGAACTAATGGCTATGCTCAGCCATTGATAAATAAAGTATCTAGTATGATTTATGCGGTACCCGCCGCGTAGACCTAGAACGTCACTTAAAGGAGAAACAAATGGGACGTCCATTAAAGAAAGATGCATTCGGTACTAAGGTCACAAGATCTTTTTCAGGATCAGAAGTTGGTATCAAAGTTGCAGGTTATTTTGGCGGTGCGTTAGAAACCGATTATCAAATTGTAAAACAGCGCGGTGCAAAAACTTTTGTAGTTATGCGTCAAACCACTGACAATTTTACAGAAGCAGAAAGTATTCCAGGTTCTATTACTGGTACAAATTTAAAAGTTGGTACACTAGTATCCGGTACTCCGTCTGCTAACGGCGAAATTAGAATACAAGGTTCTACATCTGGAACCGTTGATCAGAATTTAATTGCTATTGCTAAATTTACAAAACGTATTGCTACAGATTTCAGCGGAAATCGTTACAAATGGCGTTTAGACAACGACAGTTCTGCAGATTATATCGTATTAACAGCAGTCTAATAGGTAAACACAATGGGTCAGTTTTTACAAGTAAACGGCGATTATAATATTAAAACCGCAGAAGGCGGTAATATAAAATTCGATACTGGCCCAGGTGTTG